GTAATACGTATAGAACCGATTATGAGTGCAAAACCGCTGAAGAGATTTATGGAAAAACTCAGTACTATGTAAAACGAGATGCAGATTGGGTAGGGTGTAAAACAGAGCATTCTTTAGACCAATATGAATGGTTAGGTTATTGGTTTGCAGAAGGTTCTATTATGACTGAACCTCGTAGGCGTTGCACGATTACTACGTTAAAGGATGTACAGTATTGTAGAGACTTATTTAATCGTGCAGGTATTACATATTTTGAAAACAATAGAACTGATGGTGGTATTAATTTTGTTTGCCACGAAACAAACTACGCTTATAACAAGCTGGTACCATTCATTACTGGTCGTTCATACACAAAAGGCATACCGCTAGAAGTAAAAAACGCCCCAGTAGAGTACTTAAGAAGTTTCATAACTGGATTTGCTACAGGTGATGGACACCAGAATAAAAATAATGGAACTGTATTTTTGTATACGAGTTCTAAGCAATTAGCAGATGACCTACAAGAGATTTCTCTAAAAGCTGGTATCGTAGCAAATATTTCTGAGCGCGATAGAAGAGGTAAAGCGGTAAAAATTGGTACTTCGATGGGTGTTATTAACCACAAAGAATATATTGTAACTCTACTAAAACCGGCTAAGTTCCAACCGAGGCTCTATGTTAATCCTAAGTCTACTAATCATTTAAAAGGATGGTATAAACAGCCATATAACGGCAATGTTTACTGTGTAGAATTACCGTTGGTACCAGTATACGTTAGGCGAAAAGGAAAGGGTTTTTGGTGTTATCGGACATACCCGGAGTTAAAGAATACTACGCTTAAGACGTTTCAGACATGGATACCAGACGAACAGTGTCATGTTAATATGCAACCGCCGTTTACTGGCGTGTTCAAAGAGCAATTACCAGATGGTAGTTTTGTAGAAGCAGAGTTTATATTCCTAGCTCTTGACCAACCAGATGATGTTAAAAAGCTCAAGTCAATTGAATTTACAGGTATCTTTATTAATGAGGTACGGTACTGCGATGAAACAATATTCCTAACGTGCAAGGAGCGTGTGGGTCGTTTCCCTGATAAGAAACCCGACGAAGGATTTATGGGGGCAACATGGAGTGGTATCATTGCAGATACTAACGCATGGGCTACAACGCATTGGCTCTACGATATGTTCGATAAGGGGCAAGTGCCCGAGGGGCATAAGCTCTATGAGCAACCTGCGGCGATTTACTGGGAATCTGGCGCCGCAGGCGCCGATGGTAAAGGTAAGACCGAAGGTCGTTGGTTAGTTAATCCTGACGCAGAGAACTTAAGATATTTACCAGCTAAGTATTACGAGCGTCAGCTTATCGGCGGTAAAGACGATATTCTAAGAGTCGAGTTGGGTCTTGAGCGGGGTATTTCAAGGCAGGGAAAACCTGTCTTCCCCCAATTCACAGAGAAATTACATGTATCTACGAAGCCTCTTACGGCGCGCAGGGGGCTGCCGATTATATTAGGCTTTGACTGGGAGTTACATCCGGCATGCGTGGTTGCGCAGCTTCTGCCGGGAGGACAGTTGCCAGTATTAGAAGCTATACACGCTGACGATGAGAGCTTCGAGGAGTTTGTGAGTAGTTACGTAGTGCCGCTGTTACAGAAGAAATACATGGGGTTTAAGATACAAGCAGTAGGTGACCCGAGCGCACGGCGCTCTGGTATTGACAAGCGGACGCCGTACATGCTGCTTCACGACGCGGGGATAAGCTGCAAGCCTGCGTATACCAACAAGTTCCTTGCACGTAAAGAAGCAGTAGACTGGTTCCTCGATAGACATAAGCTACTCGTTGACCCGGCGCTAACAGTGATGCGCGAAGCGTTCGCGGGTGGTTACTTCTACCAAGAGTTACAAGGACAAGCGCACAAAGGGATGTTCAAGGAAGAGCCGGTTAAGAGTCATCCGTATTCTGATGTGATGGACTCGCTACAGTACATCTGCCATTATGTTAAGCATGGTGGGTATGGCATAGTCAGGCCGGTAGAAGTGCAGCAAAAGCCCAAATTTAAATATGCTTGACAAGAGCGCAACAGGCGTGGTAGGGTGCCCCACAAGCCGCCGCTGCGGTGTGGGTAAGACTGCTTATTGCTGCGAAGCAACAAGCGCAATGGGTACGGTAGAACGCACACAAACATTCCCCAAGAAAAGTGGCAACAGCGCTAGTAACAACGACAAGGTTCAGTACCCCTCTACCCCCGGACAACCGGGGGTTTTATTTTGCCTCTTGACAGGCGCCCCGCGTTATGGTATCTAGCGCGTCCAGCATACGGTGCTGTCAGTTCACCGCACGATGCAGACCGCCGCGCAACGCGACATACAGGCTGCTACCGTGATCTGCACTCAACCCGATCCCCATACCGCCGCCCGCCAAGGGCAGTTTAGCCACGTCTAGAGGAGTTACACCCGTGTCATTAGAGAATTTAAGTAATAATGTAGTAACAGTAGCAGTCAGTGGAGTTACACGAGTATTAAACCTTGAGCAAGTACTGTTCGCAGTAGTTAACGCTACTACAAGCTCAGTATATGTTAATGAAGGTACTACACCAGCAACATTTAATATTGAGGGTGACTTCCGTAACCTCGTAGCAGGTGCAGGTAGGCAGGGAATGAATAGCGGGCCGGTCTTCGGTTCGTTTACTGAGACGGGCTCACAGAAGCCAGTAGTTATTAATTTTGATAAGCTTAATCGTTGGGTAGACTCAAGCACGCTTACATTCTCCAATTACGGCACTGTAGCGGCCTTTACTTATACATTGCTTGAATCTCCGGTAGATGTGATCGGTGCATCCGGACATAGTATTCAAGATATAGGTATTTTCTCGGTTAATAAGTACAATGGGTTCTTATCGCCGCCAGTGCAATCGGCTGCGGCAACGGCACATTCGGGCGGTACCGTTGCTGATGGTACTTACTACATTAAGGTAGTAGCTAAGAACGCGCAGGGGCATACTACAGGCTCCAACGAAGTTAGTATTGTAGTCACTGGTACTATTGCTAACACATCGACGCTTACGGCTAACTGGGCCGCTGTGACTGGTGCTACTGGGTACGATGTGTATGTGGGTACTTCTGCCGGGGCAGAAAACGTAGTGACTAGTGTTGGTGCTGTTACAACGGTGCTAATGCTATCAGTTTCGTTAGTTCCGGGTACTGTGCCAACGACTAACACAGCGCAGATTTTGAATACGCAAGAGTTTATCAATGGTAAGAACGTGACGCATCAGATTCCGTCTGGTACTAACAGGACGACGTTGTTCACTGATGCAGATAGTGTAGTGTATGTTGAGAGTCTTACGGACTTGGTAGGTTAATGGCGCGGCTTACAGCACAAGAAGCGGGGAGTGCTAATATTCTCGCGTTTCTTGACACTATTGCACATTCAGAGATTGGAGATGCGCTTCTGCTAGCAACAGATGATGGGTATAACGTGCTAGTTGGTTCTTCGCCACAGAAACCATTAACGTTTACCGACTACTCGCATCATCCGAGAGTTCTTAATAAAAAGTTAGATTCTACAGCAGCAGGGCGTTATCAGATTATATGGCCCACATGGTCTTGGTTATTGAGTAGTAAAGGTTATATGGACTTTAAGCCAGAGACACAAGACTACGCGTGCATTGAGTTAATTAAGGGCCGTAATGCTTACGACGCCGTTGCTAATGGTGATGTTGAGTTGGGTCTTCACTTGTGTCGTAGTGAATGGGCTTCGTTACCGGGCGCAGGTTATGGTCAACATGAACAGAAGTTAGGGAATTTGCTAGCTTATTATGTGGGCGCACTCGGTAGATATACATGAAAGTTGAAGAGCATTTTGTAAGTCCGCGTTGGCAGTATGTAGTATCGTTGCTCTTAACTCTATTAGGTGCGGATTGGTATTTAGCAGATAAGCTTGCAAAGTTACAGAGTGAATCAGAAAGATCGTGGGAATTGCAATTAAACCAACTTCGCGACCACTGTAAATAGAAGGCGTTCTAATGGATGGCAGAGCATACACATACTTTAACGGCGAGGGTGAAGGATTTACTCGAACGTTCTCAGCAGACGGACCTCCCCGGACACGAAGACTTTTATCACTTTCAGAGTATTTTAAAAGAGCGGCAAGAAGCCTTACAGCTTCTAGAACAACTTTTAGCCAAGGACGAAGTGAAGACAAAGCAATTCATCTCGCTAAAGTCGAGGGTCTTCAAGACTGTTGGAGCGGCGATAGAAGCGAAGATTGGGAGCGAATGGATAGGGAGTTATCAAGATTTATCAAGTGAGAAGAAACAACTAATAGCTAAGTTCTTAGTCGAGCTAAGATTACTGATAAGTTGGGCCGCAGCACAAGTGAAGCATATAGAAGAAGTAAACCAATGAGTGACCCGGCAGTACAATCTAATAATTGGTTTGCAAATTCTATTGGAATGATACTTGTATTGTTTTTATGTACGACAACCTTTTACCTTATATTTAAATTAGTTAATACAACAGGGGATATACCAGAAAATTTAGCATTTGTGTGTGGGCAAATACTAGGTTTTTTGACAGCGAAACTGTCAACTACTGTAGATTGGTCGTTTGGTGGTAGTTCAAGTACTAAACGTCAAGGTGAGATTATAGCCACGCAAGCTAATACAATCGCAGCAGCGCAAAACGCTTTACCCACAGTGCCCGGAGCAGGTAGTACAGTATCACTGAAACCGGAAGAAAAAGTAGTTGTAAAAGCGGAACCAGAAGTTAAGGAGTAATTTATGACTTTAGGAACAGTCCTTTTAATTCTTTTAATCGTTATATTACTTGGTGGTGTACCTACGGGGTTTTATGGCGGTGGCCCATATCTAGGTGGGGGTCTAGGTTTGGTTCTTGCAGTTGTCCTAGTTTTGTTTCTGCTAGGACGTATTTGAGGAGATTTATGATGAAGATTCTAGTGATTAGTTTGTGTTTGGTTTTAGGTGCTTGTGGAAAACAAGCCGTACTTCCAACACCAAACACGCCGAAAACGGCTGGTGTAGAAGCTCTTGTGGCTTATGGATTAGCTGGTACAGTCGCTGGTGACTACTTACGCTTGCCGTGGTGTACTAAACCACCGATAGCGCTATGTAAGACGCCGGATATTGCGGCTAAAGTGCTTGCTGCTGATACGAAAGCACACGATGCTGCTGTAGCTGCTGATGAAGCAGCTAATGCTGATCCAGTGAAAAATGACAAGGCGAATACGGCCATCGCTGATTTAAAGAAAGCTAATACAGAAGCAAATGGGGGTAAACAATGAACTTCCAAGCATGGTTACAACTTGCACTTGCTGCGCTAGGTACAGCAAATCCGGCTATTGGCGGCCTTGTTGCTATGATTGGTAATGCAGTTATGACTGCACAGACCGATACTGCTGAATTTAAAGCGCTTGAAGCTAAGTGGCAGGCGTTCTGCCAAAAGATCGTGGATGAAAATCGCGATCCGACGCCAGAAGAGCGTGCCGCCGCTCGTGAATTTGCAGATGCAGTACATGCAAGTAATGTACAGGCTGCTAATAGCTAATGGCAATGCTTGACAATAGTGCGGTAATGGATTCGGGGAAGGATATATTCCTCCCCGTTTCCTCGTCTGATGAAGCCGTAACAACAGAAATCGAAGATACCTTAGCTCGTTATGTACGAGATAGGTTTAGTGATGCATTATTTCATCGTCGTAGATTAAATGTAGAGGATAAGTTGCTTCGCTGTATGCGCAGTATGCGTATGCAATACACACCAGAAGAAATTGCTCTTTTTGAGTCTGTTGATGTATTTGTAGGGTTATCGGCGCTAAAGGCTCGTGCTGGTGCAGCGTGGATTAATGATATTCTCCTTAATGCACAAGATAAACCGTGGACTATTTCACCTACACCATTACCGGAATTACCGGATTGGATGAAGGAACAGATTGTACAGCAGTTAGAAGCTGAAATTCAACAACTTGGGATGGCTGATGTTAATCAAGTTAAACTTCGTGCTAGGGATTTAAAAGATGCTGCTTACCAAGATGCTCAAGACGACGCGCAACACGCGTGCGAGAATATGGAGCACCTTATTAATGAGCAACTATTAGAGGGTGGTTGGAGAAGT